GAGGTAATGGATGTAGATACGATGGTCCGCCAGTATCAGACGATTCTGATAGAATTATGTCAACAGCGACTAATTTAAGTTTAGGGTCAGTTAAAAGAATTTATACAGCGTCTTCTGGAACAGAAGCTCCCACTAGTACTACAGATTTTTCAACCAAAATTGAACAAGCTACGTTAAATTCAACTTCGGATATAGTAGATCAAGAAATATCGGTTACTGACAGTCATTATACATTTTGTGAATTTTTAATGTATTTAAAAGTCGAAAAAGATCAAATAGGTGGATATGTTTTAGGTTGCGATGGCGACGATTCTTTTGAACTTTTTGTTGATGGCGAGCTTATGGCTAGTAGATATAATACTGGGCCTGCATTAATAGACACTGTGATAAGTGCGGCTAGTTTAGTAAATGATACACAATACATTATATTAACTGCTGGAAATGTTAATTGGACCGCTATAGGAGCAGCTAACAATAATGTTGGAACAATTTTTAGAAAGAACTCTACCGCAGCTACGGGCACAGGAACAGCTAATATATACGAACCTTTAGATTCTAAATTCAAACATTTAGACTCTGGTTATCATAAAATTTTAATTAGATGGTATAACCAAACAGGAAACGGAAGATTAAGATTTTACTATAAATATCCAAATGAAACTGCGCTTTGGGCAATCGTTCCAAAAAGTAGATTTTATTCTGATAGTTATGAGCTACCATCTTTAAAAGACGCAAATATCACAAAAAGTTTTTGGAGAGCTAGTCAAAGTTCGGTAGGATTGAATAAAAGCACAATAAATAGTTCTAATTCGACTGGAGCAAACAAAAATAAATGGGAGCTTAATTCAAAATACGTTGTTGGAGATTACATTTACAGAGAAAATAAAAACATAAAAGTAATGACCGCTGATATCAACGACCCAATAAATTATGAACCGTTAAAAAAATGGTTTCTTTGCGTTGAAGAACATACATCGTCAATAACAAAAGATCCATTTTTTAACAAACAATATTGGATCGCAGATCAGTGCTCTAAGACGGTAAAGGGCTGTAAAGCAAGATTTGGAAATAGAGATGGACTACCATTTGGTGGATTCCCCGGTACAGAAGAATACTCAGTAAATTCGCAATAACATGAAGTCTATAATTGATCACGCAGCTACATCAAATGTTGAGGTTTGCGGTTTTGTGCGTATTGAAAACGGCGAAATCAAAACTGAACCAGCAAAGAACATTGCTGTGTACGAAAACGATGTGTTTGAGATTCATCCTTTAGAGGTTATAAAACAAATCAAAAGCGGAAAACTTGCCGCTATTTACCACACTCATCCTAAAACAGAAGAAGACGAATCTAAATTCGACAGATTCAACTGCGAAAATTCATGTATTCCTTATTTGATTTACAGCAAAAAGACAGAAAAATTTAACCTGATCATTCCAAAGGTTGCTCATGTAAACAAAGAGTATATAGAAGTACTCAAAAAATATTATGACTAACGTATATTTGCATGGAGAGTTGCGTAATCTATTTGGAGATTATTTTAAATTAAATATAAATTCGCCAAAGGAAGCTCTTTCGGCTATTAATTCTAATCGTAAAAATTTTACAGATACAATAAAGAAATTTGCGATACAAGGAATTTTATACAGAATTATCGTAGATGACGAAGTTGTAGTAAATGCTAAAGAATTAAGTATTCAAAAGGCTCCGAAAGAAATGCACATCGTTCCTGTTTTATGGGGAGCGGGAAGCAATTCTGGAGGTATATTAATGTTAGCTGCTGGTATAGCGTTGGTCGCTGTAACTGGTGGAGCGGCGGCTGGACTTTTACCATCTTTGCTAGCTACTGGTTCAACAGTAGCAGGAGCGGCTGGAACTGCTGGAGCTGCGGCATTAGCCACGGCGTCAGGATTAACTACATTAGGAAGCGTAGTAATGGGGTTAGGCGTTTCGCTAGCAATACAAGGAGCTATGTCTCTTTTGTTTCCTCAACCAAAACCAGACTTTAATCAAGAAGTTGCAGCTGGAGGAAAATCGTACTTATTTGGCAGTAAGCCCAGCAACACATCGCAAGGGCAAGCCGTTCCAGTTGGGTATGGAAGATTGTTAATTGGAGCTTCACAAGTAAGCTCTACAACTAACCACTATCCATTAAATAGCGATATTAAAACGTTGATGACACCAGAGAGCAGTGAAGTTGATGATTACATATCGCTTAAATCATTTGACGAAGGCGACAATCTTTCTTGGGGCAGCAATTTTGATGGATTCTCTTCTAATCAAGCTTCTTATTCTGACGAGAGCGACACAACAGCTTCGATTAGCGTATCGAATTCTTATGTAAACGTAACTACAACGAGTTCAAATAAAATTGTATCTGACGTAATAGAAGTAACAGTCAAAAAAGATGGAAAGGTAATTTCTAATCCGCTTTTAGATACTTTTAACGAAAACATTAGTTACGATTGGAAAGAAACGTCTTCTTCTGCTAATGGAGCTATTTCAAGAGAAGATGCTGTTTCGTTTAAAGAAGGTCTTGTATATCGTTATTACGATGCTCCAAAATATACTTTAACAACTGACAGCTCAAAAGTAAATACTGACGTTAATTTCTTCAACTCTTACGCTACAGGTAATCTTGTAAAATGGGGTCCATTAGAATTTAAAGAATTAACTTTTTCTCAATGGGATTCTGGGTATAAATACGTTCAAAAAGAATTGGCGCAATATAATAACCGTTATTTCCAAGCCGCCAGAAATTCTATAAGTGAAAAAGCGATAGCATCAGCTACGCGAGCTACTGGAACAGTAGTGTCTTTGGTGATTTTCACTGCTGTGGTAACGGTAGTTACAACTCAAGCTCATGGTTTTGTTAGTGGCGTATACGTTGACATCAGCGGCTTAACAGGAAGAATTTCGGCCAATGGAAAACGATTAATTACCGTTGTAAACTCAACGACATTTACTTTTCCAATAGGATATTCAATATCAGAGGTTAGAAACCAAAGTTTTGCAGAGGAAACTTATTCTGGCGCAGGCTTGGCGTCACCTAATGCAGATTCAACTCAGATTCCGATAGTATCAGGATCAGTAAATACAACTTTTTGGACAGAAATCACATCTCCTACTGAACAAAGATTATATAAAGCAGAAAGAAACAATACAGCGGTAATTCCGAATTTAGCGGCATCTTCATCTGATTGGTCATATATTGTCGCTGCGACAAACAGTGCGGCGCTTGACACTGTAACTAATTTATTTCCCGCTTATAAAAAACAAGACATTTACAATGGGCCTTTGTCCACAACAAGTTACAGCAGCATAAATAATACTGGAGCACAGAACGTTAACTATGATAACTATCTTATGGAGTTATTAGGGTACTTTTATGTTCCTATCGACTCTAAAAAAATAATTCCAGCGATAAGCACAGTTGCAACTAAAACATACGAAATAACAAGAGTTGGTACTACAAATTGGGTTGCTTTAGGTTTAGTCGGAACAGCTAAAATAGGAAGTTTATTCACAAGAAATTCCGCTACTTTAGCTTCCTATGGAACTGGGAAAGCTTTACCAACTACTAAATACGTTTTTAAAATTGATTGTGATGATTCTGCTGATTTATATATCGACGGAGAGATAGCTCATAGTAATTACGGAGTAGCACCAACTGCGGAAAATCCATTTGGAGGTCATGGATTTGCTTTTCCAACTACAAACGCAGCTATTGGAAATTTAGGTTCAGCGGGAGATACAGAATTAAATTTAACAAGCGGTTATCATCGTTTATACGCAAGATTTCAAGAAGGTTTAGGATCGGAAGGAATATCGTTATATTATAAATATAAATTAAACACAGATCCAACTTATACAAATTACGAAATCGTTCCAAAAGAAAAACTTTGGAATAAGACCGATTCTGATGAAATTGTTCCTATAAGAGATAAATTTTTAACTAAAAAGTCTAATAGCGCATATGGATCTATTAATTTTGCAGCAAGTGCGAATAGATTGTCTAGATTCGTAGCTAAAAGACCAGAAAATTCAAATAATGGATTAGTTACGTTCGATTCTAAATGGGTATGTACAGCTAGTATCGGAGGCTCTATAAAATTAACTACAGCTCCAGTTAGTGTGCATATCAAGTTTAATCCTACCAACTCAAGATGAAAATTTTAAATAATCTAAGATTTGTAAAGGGGGCTGGCGGAAGCAAGCCTCCTATTCCTGCTTTAGTTCCGCCGCCAATGGGAAGCGATTTAAGAAAATCTATATCTATATCAGAAAATGTAGACATTTTATGCGAAGGTCCAATTTATGGTTTGGTTGATAAATTTGGAAAAAAGGTATATGGCTTAGATATGTTAAAAGGTATTTATCTTAATGGAACTCCTGTTATGACTGATAGAGGAGAGTATAACTACAGAAACGTAATGATGGAAATAAATTTTGGAACAGAAAATCAAAGACCATTAGTTAATTTTAAAAACGTATACATTACTAAACCATCTGGTTTTAAACTTCTTGGGCCAATTACTTCAAACTCTCAACCAGATGAATTAAGAGCTGACCCAAATGGCGGCGCACTTAGAGACTTTAAATCTTGGGCAATAAATAGCCAAGGCTGGCCAAGCTCTAATCAAGATCCGTATATTTTTATACACAAAATAAAAAACAGGGATGTTAAAAAAATAAAGATTAGTTTAATGATAGAAGCTTTAATGGATACTGTTGATCAAGGGTCTGGTCCCGGTAAAGGTGGAGCTATGGGAATGAATAAATCAGCTACAGTAAATTTAAGAATAAAATGGGGTTTAGATCAATCTCTTTTTTATTATTCAAAAGATTTACCTTTCTCTGGGCTTGTTCAAAGCCCATACGCATATATGATTGGGAACGGCACTGCAAGCTTCTCTAAACCAACTTCTCCTGTTACGAGCGGTAATGACGGCACAAGTAACCAAGCAACGAACACTGCTACTACAGCCGCTACAACAGTTTCAAATAACCTTGGCGTAGCAAATCAAATGGGAAGATCTCCTTCTAACGCAGGTTTAGCAGCTATAGTCAACAACGTAAATGCTGGATTCCCATATTGGACTGGCCCACAAGATGGCGGTGATCCAGTTGTAGATAACGAACAAGAATAAAGGGTCAATATGCCATTAATTAGAACAACAATCGAAGATATAGCTTTAAAAATAAAACCGAGAAATTATTCCGATATTCTTTCTTTGATATTGTTTTTGAAGAGAAGAGAGCAAGTTGATTATGTTCCTTCTGTATCTTTAAGTAGTTTTACAGTAGGCTCTGTTGGTGAGGCGATTGTAATTAATGGGGAAACAGTGATTGCAGCTGGTAATCTTTTTAAAGTGTTTAGTTCTATTTCTCCTGAGCCATCAACACAACCAGCTAATATAACTGTTACGGGTCAGGCTACTTATGGAATGTCTAACGCATTGAACACAAGCATTTTACCAGCGAATAAGATAGTCGCTATTATTGACTTTGGAACTACAAATGTTAAAACAGTCGAGGCTCTAACTACAAACATCTCATCATCAGGAGTATTTAGCATAACAATTAAATCAAGCGATTTAACAAAAGGCAAACATACAATTCTTATAGAAGCTTATTCTGCAAATAGTAAAGCAGCAGTTAGATTAACTACAGGCACAACAGATAATATAAGAGAGTTCACAGTTATCTAACTGAACTAATAAATTTATGGGCCAACAACAACATACAGAATACGACGATAATGGTAATCCTATAGTCGTTAATGATCCAGTATCTATATCTTTTTCGTCAGACAATGAGGAAATTATTTTGCCAGATTCTATCAATGGTAAAGATAGATTCATTTCTATTGAAAAAATAACACCAGAAACAATATCGCCGCTTGTTAAAAGAGAGCTTAGTGTAGAATCAATTGTAGAAGTTGTAGATAGAAATTTTTCATATCCTCTTACTGCGCACGTAGGCTTGAAATTCGATTCAAGAACATTCTCCAACGTTCCGAAAAGAGAGTATGATACGAAAATGAAGAAAGTAAAAATTCCTTCTAATTACTATCCATTAGGAGGAAATGGATTAGATAGAAGATATGTTTACGCTGACCCTAATTATGGTGCAGACGCTAATGACATGGATGTCATTTTCATGGTAGATCAAAAATTAGATTTTGCAGCTAGAGAGTTACTGAGAAGAAATTTAAAAAATATTATTGCAAAACTAATATCAGGATACAAATATGTTAGAGCGTCTGTTTGGGCAAGTAAAAACGCAACAAGCTCCCTAGTTAATCAAAAAACAAACACATCCATACAAAATTTTACAGCTATTAATGAAGATTTTTTTGAAATAGAAGTGCCAGACAGTACTGGAGCTGAACAAACTAATCTTTACAAAATTCTGTACGATCTATTAGATATTAGCAAATATGATGCAGCCGCTTCTGATGAAGTCGAAATAGCAAATTTCTTTTTAAGAAAGAGCCAATTTAGCATAACTAACCAATCAGGTAAAGAAGCTGAAGCTCTCGTAAAAAGAAAGATATGGGTTAATTCAGTTAGGAAAGTTGTTTATTTTTCAGGATCTCAGCCACAAATAATTGGCGGATCAGAAGAAACTGATTCTGCGAAAGAGAAAGCTTATAACGTATTGCTAAACAGTGCAAGAGAAAATTGTATCAATTTTTATTACATTCATAATGATCCAGACTTTAATTCAACAAGCGGAACAAAAACTTTAAGAGATTTAGCAGAAGATACAGGTGGCGGTAAATTTTCGATGCGTAATGAATCTGACGCCAAATTAAGTCAGTTTTGCAGTGATTACTTCTACGACAGCTATAAAATATACTACGGAGATTGGGATGGAACTTTCAAAATCGGCTGGACTGATAATCCTGCTTGGGTATTGTATGATATTATTACCGACGCTAATTACGGCTTAGGAAATCACGTAGACCCTCAATCAGTAGACAAATGGACTCTTTATGATATTGGCCGTTACTGTGACGCTGTAGATGATAATGGTAAATTCAAAGGAGTGCCAGATGGACAAGGTGGGCTTGAGCCAAGATACACTTGCAATATTATTTTTTACAACAAAGATCAGGCTTATAATATCTTAAAAGATGTTGCCGCTATTTTTAAAGGAATTTTATTTTGGAATACGGAAGGATTTTCATTTTTCGTTGATAGACCAAAGCAGCCTTTAGTTCAGTTCACGAACGCATCTGTAAAAGATGGGCTATTTAATTATACAGAAACCGCAAGAAATCTTAGATACACTTCTGTAGAAATAACTTATAACGACAGATTTGATTCTTATAAAACCAAAATAGAATACGTTGAAGACGTTGATGGTATCAGAAAATATGGATTAAATCCTTATAAAGTTAATGCAGCTGGCTGCACATCAAGATCAGAAGCAAAGAGAATCGGAAGGTACGTTTTAGCTACTTCGGTATTTGAAGTTGATACGGTAAGCTTTGTTGCTGGTTTGGAGGGCGC